CTGCCATAACAAAATATGAGGATGTTCTCTCATATTAAGTATGTGCATCTCCCCGGGCGGTTTAAGGCCCAAGGGAAATAACTTCCCTGCTTGGTGGATTAGTTAGCCACCACTCTCTGCTTAAATAGCTGAGAGCCACCTGGTCTTGATGTCGACGGACACAGGACGTCCAGCATATAGAAGATGGTCTCTGTCAGCGATTGGCAAACCGCTGCGTTTAAGAAACCACTTCATGAGCGCTCCGTAATCATCTAGTAAATCAGATGGAATACGGGCCTTCGTAACACAAGCCTTGATCTGAGGCTTGTGAAGGTCTGGAGAGAATCTCTCAGCTATAATAGTCTGAGAGGTCCAGCGCCCAAGAGCGGGAGAGTTTCGAGGAACCTTAGGAAATACCGGCAATACACTTGTCAGTTTTCCATCGAGGAACTCAACGCTTTTCACGTAGCCAGCGTCATAAAGCTGGTTACGGAGTGAAACGGTCGAAACAATCTCGTCTATATGCTTGTGTGACCAGGGGATCCGCCGGCGAACACGAATAGGTGTTACATCGTGCCCGTCGTAAAAATCTCCTCCACAAGACTCTCTGAACTTTCCAGTCCAGAAGGACTTGTCTACGTTCACTTTCAGCCCAAAAGCTTCGAGTAACGTGATCACACGGCCCACCATATCTACGGGGACAATAATATCATCACCGTAGACGCGTACCCTTCCAACAAAACTCTTAATGAGTTTGGTGGAAACTGGCTTATTGAGCTCTTTTTCAATAGCCATGAAGATAATTGTCGTAAAGACAAAACCTTCAAAAGCAAAGCAAAGAGCTGAACCCATCGACGCGAACTTGGATAAACGGATAATTCCGTACCCAGGTACGTCAGCCTTCCGAGACCGAGTTGCCTCAACAGCCTCTTGCAAAAGAGACCATCGGGACAACAAGGCTCGTACATACTGATTGGAAACTCGGTCGGATGCTTCACTAAGATCTAGTGTTGCTAAAGACCCATTCCTGGATCCCACCCGGGCCAAGAACCGATTAGGTTCTTGGTCAAGGTTTCCGAGGATGTTCCGGAGGTGATCAACCCTCTGAACACCGTCAGTCAATGCTTCGAGTATAGCCTGTTGCATATACTGCATACAGGCTGGCTCTATAGCAATGATGCGTGGAGTTTTCATCGTTTTAGGCACAGGAACAACCCTAACGGGTCGTTCCTGGCCGGGTTCGTGGAGCTTCACACTTTGGAAGGATTGATACCAACCAAAGTTTGGAAAAAGGTTTTCCCCAAAAGGAAATACCGATTCCAGCCGTTCCGTCCACTCAGAATTTGAGTATTTGGAATTGGAGGACAGCTTTTCAGCTGTGGCCCCAGGGCCGTGCTTAGGAATGAGTTCTCCCTCGTGAATCTTGCGATCCACAGAGGAAAACACATCTCTAAAAAGCACCGAACCAACCCTAATAAAGTCAGCAACTAAGTTGCTGTCGATATTAGAGTCGGAAAAATGAAGCTCCCGCTCACACTCAATAAAACCATTCATAGCTGCAGAGGTTCGTGCAGACGTGCACTCACCTTCCATCTTACCAAACAGCATTGAAAACTGCCGGATGGCAAGAATAGCATCTATAGATGGTTTATTGAGCAATAAACCAGTCTTGCGGTCAAACACAAGATCAAGGAAACCTCCAAGAAATTGGGGGAGACCTCCATGTTTCCTAAAGCTAGGAAACATGGTGTGATCCACGCGGCCTTGCGATAAACTTTTTTGGAAGTCTTTCGCAAAGTCCGGTAGGGTAATCGTTAAAAACGACAACCCCTCGTGATTGACCCGAGCCGTGACCGTTTTTTGGTCACGACTGGTACTGATGGAACATCTATCCCCCAAATCTTGGAGGATAAAGTGCGAGAATGCTGTCAGGCTTTTCACCATGGCTCCTAACAGAGCTCAGTGGATCCGTAGTCGTGTCAGTATCCTATGACCCCTTCGACGTAGTTTGGGCACTTTGGGTTCGGACAACGATTTGTCGTCTGGCCCGCAGGTACCTTAAAACTAACTACACCGGAATCCGACACAGAGATGGGTTTAATCCCACGTATGGCGGAAAGACATAGCGTAGAGGCAACTTGTGCGAAAGCAATGAGAATTATTTCCCATTGATAACGCATGTTAGCTCTCGCCACCAAGCGCCGTCAGAATATTCGCTGACGACGAAGCAGTAAGCCACGTAGCAAAACCCGTGGCTACATCCTTCGCTTCGGCGACCGAGTATCCCACAGCTGGCATGTCGAAAACGACATACGCAGTCATGGAATACTTCGTGTTCATCGCAGTCAAAGGATCAGCTGCAATCTTGGAGTGCTCGAACCGTAGAGTCCTACGAGTACGCTTGCCATAGGCATGCGAAACCTTTAGGACGGCAGTGGCATCAGCGGCGGAAAATTGACCGCTGTTGATTCCACTCCCAGTGCGCTTAAGCGCAATTGGTACGGCTCCAACAGTTATTGTCTGGGGTTCAGTATAAGACACGACGTGCATCCTTCGACTTTGAGGGTAATTCCTCGACGTAGTGAGGATTCACAACGCCGTTGAAGCTGATTAGTCATATCAGCTTCCCTGGGACCTTGGTTAATCCAAGGGCTCCCAGAATGGCCCACTGCTTCAAACTAAAGTTTGAAGAAGAAAGACCAAAACCATAAGGAGTTGCCTTTTTCCGTTCCTTAGTCACTCGACTAATGGTATTGGAAATAGGACCCGTCTTGGAGCCATTATAGAACGTGGCACCAGTTGGGCAGGTATAGACATCCGATGTCACAGTGTGAATCATCAGATAGCCATACCTCAAAACCAGCCCATCTGTGGATATCGCTACAGCATTACCCAGAATCTGGCCAATGTTGAAGAACCAATCCACAAACCAAGACCATGGAGTAAGTTGCCAAACAACCGCGGGCGTAAGCTCGAGGCCCAAGAGGTGGTTAGCCTCTTGAACGAATCGTTCCATCCTACCCAATGTCGAATCATCGACATTTAGATAGTATGAATACGATCCGGAAAACCACATACGACGAGTCGTAGTGGTTGTCTTGGTAACCGGACCTAAAGAGGTAACATCTATGTTACCTCCGGTCGAACTCCAGCCGGCTATTAAATGATAAAACGAAGGCTGATACGGAATAGAAACCGTAGTAACCTCCGGTTTAAAATTATAGCGTCGGCGAACGACTTTACCTGCATCTCGGTGGTACTGATTAACGATTTCTGCTGAACGCAGAACCGTTTGACAGACCTTCCGGATATCACTGACTAAGGGTATCCAACCAAATTGCACGTTCAAGTATTCACTCCCTGCGGAGTGAGCACGAAGAGCGCGCTTTTGGAGGATCCCAGCGCCAATGATTTGAGGTAACCCTTCGGTTAACTCTCCCAGAATAGATCCGAGACTCATCGCTGACTTAGTGGGGATCGTTTGTGAAATTGCAAACGATCCATACTTTGCCGTATCTGCCACGGATAACCGTGGTTCAGGTGGCGGCAAAGGATCATTAGTCACTCCATCCTCGGCACGACCAACGAACAAAGGTCCGCGGCGTGCACGAGTTGGAAAGCCCTGCAGGGGCTTCAACATCCAATTTGGATGTGAAGTCTTACACGAAGTCCTCGTAGTGAAGAATTCGTGCCCGTTGTCAAATTGAGGATTGGTTTCAGTGATACCATTTCTGGTAACCTTAAGCCAATCCTTAATTGCCTCGGGGCTG